ACCAAGATGGTAATATCAAATGGGAGTATGAATATGATGGAGAAAGGAGCAGACAATACATACTAAGTAATGCTAAGAAAGAAATGCAGAGACTAGAGTATGAAGAAGTTGAGTTACAATCCATAGCAGAAATGAGGGCAGGTGTATGACTATGAGTTATGATTTAGTTGCACCTATTATTTTTTGGATAGTAATTGCCTACTGTATTATTAATTAGGATACATAGGAATCAATATATAGTAATATAAATAACAAAGGAAAAAGATAATGAAGACATATTTTATAGACTCGATAAACGAACTCATAATTGAAACAGATGTTAAAGGTTATGAGCATAAGAAAGAATTAATTAAATGTAATTACTTGGAACTATATCCATACCAAGTAAATGGCAATGACATATGGACAGATGAGGAAGCTAATCTACAGAATTACAATTACTTCTTTCAACTAGATGATGTTATTGTGAGTGGTAATGCAATCATCATGTCATGTGATGAAGAAGGAGAATCAATACCACCTAAGAACTTAACTCTTGAAGAACTTAAAAAGAGAGTTACCTTTATGGGCAAGAGATATATTGACCATGATAAATTATATAATAACTTTACAGTAGAGGAGTGGTAATAATGTTACATTGGAAAACTAAAGAAGAGATGGGCGAAGGCTATCAATTTGAGCAGAGTGAACATTCAGAGGTACAATATAACTCTTTAATTTTTGTAGAACCTCACGAAGAAAACACTATGAGAACTAACTACCTTGTTAGAGATTGGTGGAGTGATAAACAGATACTAGAGTTAAGAGATTATATCAATTCAATAATAGAAGAAAGGAAATAAGACATGAAGATACATAGAATAGTACAAATGCTTGGAGCAACTACAACTAGTGGCAAACTAGCAAGTGATATGTATGACTTAAACTATAAGACATACTATTCAGAAGCAGATGGTAGAGATATACCTATATCACATATGGACTTTCAACATTTAATAAGAGCATTTGTTAAGCAGAATGAGAAAGATACTAGAACTGAAACACTTGAATCTATTATTGAAGAGAAGGATGAGATAATAGATAAGTTAAGTGAGTCAGAACTTAGATGGAAAAAAGCATATCATAATTCTGTACATATTAATGGACACTATTATACCTTTAGTGAAGTACCTCAAGATGAGGAAGGTAAAGAGTTTGTAAGGAACTGTAGAAAATATCTTAACAAAGATTCATATAATATCAGAGTGAAAGGACAACACCTAAAGAAGGAATTGTATGGACAAGGTAAGGCATATCATGGTGCAAACATGGAAGACTCTACACATATGAGAGTTTATATTGACACAAAAAAAGGAGATGAGTAATGAGTATAACACCTAAACTAGATGAGAAGATAGAAGTAATTACATTCATTGAAACTAAGATGAAGGAAGGCAAAGCCAATCCAAAGATTAGAGGTTGGGCAATGTCAACTATACTTAAACAAGTAGAGGAAGAATATGGAGAACACCATGTACCTCTTGCAAGAGATTACTTTATTAGGTATCACAGAAAGGATAAAAATTAATGACAATCTTAGACACAGTAAAGATTAAGAATATGCTTGATGATTTAGTAAATGCTAATGCATTAAACTTAAAAGAGTTTAAGTTTCGTATTGAGAAGTTAGGTTATGTAATACACAAGTTAGAAGTACAAACTTCTTCAGTACATAATGATGCAACACTAGTTGTTAAGGATATGAATAATAATTATTATACAATAGGAGTTTAGTATATGACTAAAATAAATAAAGATGATTATGTAAGAGTAGATAAAGATGGCAAACTTGTGGAAGGATATAATGTAGTCTATCATGTATCTGTAGTAGAGGAAGAATCACAATATGCTAAAAGATATAATCAAAGTTTTATACCTATTACACAGTTACCTAAGAAGATACAAGCTAAGTATCTTAAACACTTTAAATTTATGGGAGTATAGATAATGGATGCACTAAGTTTATTTGATGGTTGTAGTGTAGGTCAAGAAGCATTGAGAAGATTAGGTATTACCTTTGATGGTAAAGAAAGTACCTACTATGCATCTGAAATATGTCCTCATGCAATCAAGGTTACTCAAGCAAACTTTCCTAACACTAGACAACTAGGAGATGTTACAGACTTAGATGAGTTTGAAATATCTTGTTGGGGAATTGACTTGTTGATAGGTGGTTCACCTTGTCAAGGATTCTCATTTGCAGGTGGGCAGTTAGCATTTGATGATGAACGTAGCAAGTTATTCTTTGAGTACATAAGAATAAAGAATCAAGTTAAGCCTAAGTATTTCTTACTTGAGAATGTAAAGATGAAGAAGGAATACCAAGATGTTATTACAGAATACATGGGAGTTGAACCTATTGAGATAAACTCTAGTTTGTTTTCTGCACAGAATCGTAGACGTTTATATTGGACAAACATTCCTATTGATATGAACATGGTGGATAAAGGTTTAGTCTTAAAAGATATACTACAGACAGACCATAATGAACCACCTGTTCCTATCAATGAACGTAATGCTAGGCATCATAGGAATGTGAATCAAAAGTCTCTATGTACTACTGCAACCATGTATAAAGGTGCAGGTAATAATGGCATGACACTTGTTGATAGACTGATACCTGTAGGAGAAGCAGAAGAGTATGCACACTACAATTATAGAGCAACTAAACAAGTCTATCATATGAATGGCAAAGCACCTACCCTACTGACTATGCAAGGTGGCAATAGAGAACCAAAGGTTGCAACCTATTCTGCAAAAGGTGGTAGGATTGTTAATAGAAGACTAGATGAGAATGGTATAAGAAAAGATAATCAGTTAGAATTACCTTATACTACTCAAGTAGAAGTAAGAGAAGATAATAAAAGTAATTGCCTTACTACAGTACAGAAAGATACTGTCATTGTGGAAGGCATGACATGGAGAAAGCTTACACCTATAGAGTGTGAGAGATTACAGACTATGCCTGATGACTATACTAATCATGTATCAAAGACTCAAAGATATAAAATGATTGGTAATAGTTGGACAGTAGATGTGATTGCTCATATCTTTAAAGGTATGGAGTTGGATGAGTGGCATGAAATGTATAACAATAATAAGGAGAATGTATAAATGCTAATGGAATCACTAATGTGTCTAGCACTTAATATATACCATGAAGCTAAGAACCAAAGTTTCATAGGTCAAGTAGCAGTAGCACAAGTAGTAATGAATAGGGTAAATGATAGTAGGTATCCTAACAACATCTGTGATGTAGTTAAACAAGGATTAACATACAAGTGGAAACCTACACTACCTATCAAGAACAGATGCCAATTTAGTTGGTACTGTGATGGCAAGAGTGACAAGCCAAGAGAACATAAGGCATGGAAGGATGCTTTGCACGTAGCAAATGGTGTGTATAATGAACACTTAGATGACTTTGTTGAAGGTGCAACACACTACCATGCTTATTATGTTAAGCCTAGTTGGGCAGAGACCAAGACATATATAACTAGAATAGATGACCATATCTTTTATAGATGGGATATAGAAAGGAGAAAGAAATAATGTGGCATAGAGTAGTAGACTTTTTTAATGTAGATTACCATAAGAAATATGGGGAAGGTACAAAGTATGACCTTGACTATGGTAAGTTATTAATAATCGCATTATGTATTTACATAGCAGTCAAGGTGTAGTATAATGTGGGGAAATGAAGACATAAAGTATATGATACTTACGTTGTTTGCTTTTGTATTCTTTATAGGATATGTGAGTTTAGCATGAAAATAAAAAAGATAAATCCTATTGCCAAAGTATTACTTCTTTTTAATAAGCAGGTAGTACAAAATAAAAAAGGCAAAGGTTCATACAAAAGAAAGGAACGATATGGAAAACCTAGAACCAAGTAAACCTAACAGAAAAAAGTTTGATATGGACTTGAAGTATGGCAAGGTAAGAGAAAAACTTGTGGCAGATATGTTGCAGGATAAAAAGATTGAAGTCAAATCTGAAAGAGATATATGGCAGAAGACAGGCAACATTGCTATAGAGTATCAGTCATATGGAAAGCCTAGTGGTATTCAAACTACTGAAGCAGATTACTGGTTTCATAATTTATGTATAGGCAAGGAAGTGTTCTGTACTTTAGTCTTTGATATTAATAGTTTACGTAAGCTTATTAATAACTTAGATTATAAAAAGAGTGTATCAGGTGGTGACCATAATGCAAGTAGAATGTATCTATTAAACTTGCAGAAGTTATTTTCATCTGATGTAATTAAAACATTTAAAGGAGAATAAAATGATGGAAGAAAGGTATGATGATTACATGGCAAGGAAAATAAACGAAACTCAAGAAGACATGGTAAATAATCCTTCTCATTATAATAAGTCAGGTATAGAATGTATTGATGCTATTCAAGCAATGACTGATGAAGGTTTTGAACACTACTTACAAGGTAACATTATGAAATATTTATGGAGATATAGATATAAAAATGGTGTTGAGGACTTGAAAAAAGCAGAGTGGTACTTACATAAACTAATAAAGATAAGAGAGTGTCATGTCTAATTTATGGGATGATGATAAAAAGAAATTGTATAAAGAAATTTATGATGAACTAATTCAAGAAGGTTATACATCACAGGAAGCAAGAAAATATGCTAAACATGAGATGACAGAGAAGATTAATAGTGACATAGATTTTATAAATGATATAATAAAACAGGAGTATGGAGATGAGTGAACAAAGAAATGAATTTAGTGGTTTTGTAGATGGCGAACAAGTTGAGTGTGTTATATCTTATGATGATAGCAGAGACTTATATGAATGTGTAGTTGCTCATAATGGTAAGATAGATAATAAGTTTTATTCTATTAAGAGAACTGCAATGGAAACTATAGCAAAGGTACTAACAAATTGGAAGGAATGATATGAGTGATTCAAAAGTAATAAAGAAAGGTAGTTGTGACAGGTGTGGTTCATCTGATGCAAATGTATTATATGAAGGTGGAACTAAGTTTTGTTTTTCATGTAGAACTTATTCAAAAGGAGAAGGTATGGAACAAGTACAGAAACCTATATCTATAAATAACAATCATCAAAATTTTAGTAGTGGAGTTGTAGATGGTATCCCTGATAGAGCAATCAAGAAAGAGACTGCAAACTTTTATAATGTCCAAGTATTACACGATAGAGATAACAATGTGGTTAAGCATATATATCCTTATTACGACATTAATAATAGTCACGTAGGAAATAAGATTAGACTTGTATCTAATAAAGGTTTCTCTTCAGAAGGTAACTTACCTAAAGCAACTATGTTTGGACAGAATAAGTTTCCTCAAGGTGGTAAGTATCTTACAATCTGTGAAGGTGAAGTTGATGCAATGTCTGCCTATGAATTACAAGGTTCAAAGTGGGCAACTGTTTCAATCAAGAATGGTTGTCAGTCTGCACTCAAAGATATTAAGGCAAACTATGACTACATAAATAAGTTTGATAAAGTAGTATTATGTTTTGATAATG